ATTACCAGATTACTTAAAAGGCACACCAACAGCAACAGCACCAGGTGCAACACCACCTGTTGGTTCAGAGAAAGACGGTGTTGGTTATTCTAGACCAAAAAGTCAACCAGGCGATACTATGGGTCGTAAAGACGTTATGGTACCAGCACAAGATACAGCTAATCAATACGATGCTATTCGTGACCGTGTTGCTTCAAAATTAGCAAAACAAACAATGAAACCAAATCCTGGTGCTACATTCCAACACTATGATGGTACACATACAGCCGCAGAATCTTTTGATTTTTCTGATGACGTTAACGCATTATTAGAAGGCGAGTCATTGTCAGAAGAATTCAAAATGAAAGCTACTACAATTTTTGAAGCCGCTGTTACATCACGTATCGAATCAATTATCGAAGAAGTTGAGGCAAGTTTGGTAGAACAGTATGAAGCTGGTATCGAACAAATCAAAGAAGAACTAGCAGAAAAACTAGACCAGTATATTGATTACTTTGCAGAACAATACATGATTCAAAACGAATTGGCAATTGTTTCCGGCTTACGTGCCGAGATTGCTGAAGACTTTATGACAAGTCTACGTAATGTATTCATGGAACACAATATTGACATTCCAGAAGAGCAAGTTCAAGTTGTCGAAGAGTTGACAACAAGAGTTGAAGAACTAGAACAAGCCTTGGATGAAGAAGTCAAAAACGCCGTTGCTTTAAAGAGAGCATTAAGCGAACAAGTAAAAATTGAGGCTATCCACACAGCTTGTGAAGGCCTAACTCAGACTCAGGAAGAAAAATTAAAATCACTCGCAGAGGGTGTTGAATTTACTACTGAAGAAGAATTTACTGCTAAGTTAAACGTTTTGAAAGAATCTTATTTCAAAGCAGACGTTAGAGTTGCAGAAAGTTCAATGCTGAATGAAGGTATTGAAATTGAAGAAGAGAAGAAACAAAACGTTTCAACAGATGATTCAATCAATCAATATGTCAGAACTATTTCACAAACTTTGGTAAAATAATAAATAAACTACCAATACAAGATACTAATAAGGAGAACAACTAATGTATCTATCCGAAGAACTACAAAAGAAATGGCAACCAGTTCTGGAGCACCCAGAATTAGAAGCAATTAAAGACCCATACAAGAGAGCAGTTACATCTGTTATTCTTGAGAACCAACATCAAGCGATGCAAAAAGACCGTCAGGCTTTGCATGAGACTACAGATACTGGTCCTACAAACGTTACTGGTGGCGTTCAGAACTTTGACCCAATCTTAATCAGCTTGGTTCGCCGTTCATTACCAAACTTGATTGCATATGACATTGCTGGTGTACAGCCAATGACAGGTCCAACAGGTTTGATTTTCGCAATGCGTGCCCGTTATACAGGCCAAGGTACTGGTAATGCTGAAGCGTTCTATAACGAAGCAAACACAGTATTCACTGGTGCTAACACAGGTACTCAGTACAACGAATACGGATTCTCTGGTAACACAGCATCTGATACATCAAACAACTACTTCGCATCTACATTCGGTGCTCCAAATGGTGCAAACAACTTCACAACTGGTATCGGTATTCAAACATCAATGGCTGAATACTTGGGTTCAGACTCTAATACTGCTTTCCAACAAATGGCATTCTCTATCGAGAAAGTTACTGTTACAGCACAATCTAGAGCATTGAAAGCTGAGTACTCTTTAGAACTCGCACAAGACTTGAAAGCAATTCACGGTCTTGATGCAGAAACAGAATTGTCAAACATTCTGTCTACAGAGATTCTAGCTGAGATTAACCGTGAAGTTATCCGTACAATCTATTTGTCTGCCGTTCCTGGTGCACAATACGGTACAGTAACAAAAGGTTATTTCGACTTAGATACTGACTCAAACGGTCGTTGGTCTGTTGAGCGTTTCAAAGGTTTGATTTTCCAAGTTGAGCGTGATGCTAACGTTATTGCAAAGCAAACTCGTCGTGGTAAAGGTAACGTGATGATTGTATCATCTGACGTTGCTTCCGCTATGGCAATGGCTGGTGTATTGTCTTATACTCCTGCTCTACAAGCTGACTTGCAAGTTGACGATACAGGTAACACATTCGCTGGATTGTTACATGGTCGTATCAAAGTTTACATCGACCCATACTTCGGTGGTTACCAACAAAATATCGAATTGGCAACAATCGGTTACAAAGGTACATCACCATATGATGCAGGTCTATTCTACTGCCCATACGTACCGTTACAAATGGTTCGTGCAGTTGACCAGTTCACATTCCAACCAAAAATTGGATTCAAGACTCGTTACGGCATGGTAGCAAACCCATTTGCACAAGGTCTTAACACACCTGCAGGTAATAACAACGGCTTGATTCAAGCTGGTACAAACGTTTACTACCGAATTTTCGGTGTTAAAAACTTGATGTAATCAAGAAGCCAACGAAGATTGGCATTTAAAAGGGATCTTCGGATCCCTTTTTTTTGCTTTATAAATACCCCTATGACAGCACTAAACAGAAACCCACAGAATACGAATCTATTACAACCTACAAAGTTCTTGTTGAACTTTACTAAGATTGATTCGGTACAATACTTTTGTCAAGGTATCAATTTACCTGGCATTACTCTTTCAGGTCCGGCTCAACAGTCAACACCATTTCAATCTATACCGAAAGCTGGTGACGTATTAACGTATAATCCTTTAAGTGTTACGTTTACAGTTGACGAAGATTTAAAAACAATTCAAGCAATACAAAACTGGCTCAAAGGTATTGCAAACCCATCAGGATTTTCAGGTAGAAATAAAGACTACAAAGATAACTATTCTGATGCTATTCTTACCATTCTTACTGGTTTAAACAATACCAATTTAAGAATTCAATTTATAAATTTATTTCCGACAGACATATCAGACATCGAGTTTGATACCAAAGATTCGGCAGATAATATCATTGTCGCAACGGCAACCTTTATATATGAATATTATAACATATTGACAAATTAATCGTTTTATGTTATACTGAAATTTTGTAATTGGATTTTGATATGGAAAAACTTGATAACATTTTGAAAATGTGGGAGAATGATTCAGCAGTCGATAAGACAGAACCTAGTTCTGAACTTACCAGAGTGCCACAGCTTCATAGCAAATACCTAAATATACTAACATCACACAAGATAGCCGCAAAGAAGGCTTTCTTCGACCTTCAACGTATGAAGAAGGTGAAGTGGGAATACTATACCGGAAAGATGGACAAAGAAACATTAGACCAGTATGGGTGGGAACCGTTCCAGTTTACATTAAAATCTGATGTAAGCACTTATATGGAAGCGGATGAAGATATGATTAGACTTAACGAGAAAAAAGTATACCACGATGAGGTGGTTTCTGTAGTTGAGTATATTATGAATGAATTGAAGTCTAGGACGTTTCAACTTAGAGACATTATATCGTGGGAGAAATTTATTGGAGGACAATGAGTGACTTAGTAATCTACAAGAAGAATGAAGCATTTCTTCAAATTAAATGTGAGCAACATATTGCGAAAGAACTATCAGATTATTTTACGTTCTTTGTGCCAGGTCACAAGTTTACTCCAGCCTTTAGAAATAAAATATGGGACGGTAAGATACGTCTTTTTGATTTAAGAAACAATTCTCTATATCTTGGTTTACTAGATTACGTTAAAGAATTCTGTAATGCTAGAGAATACACAATAGAATATACTGAACCATCGGTAGATGTAGAAGATGAGTTCAGCAGATATCATGCAGAGAAGTTTGTAGATAGTTTAAAGCTACAGTCTCAAAGTAAAGATATTCTTACTCACGACCATCAATTAGATGCGTTTATTAACGTTATGCAGAGGCGTAGAGCACTTTTATTGTCTCCTACAGCATCAGGTAAGTCTTTAATCATTTATCTCTTTATACGTCAGTTCCTTGAGTTTCAAGGACTCAAAGGACTCATTCTAGTACCGACAACATCTTTGGTAGAACAATTACATTCAGACTTTGAAGATTATTCTACCAATAACGGCTTTAACACGGAAAAAAATACTCAGAAAATCTATTCCGGTCAAGAAAAGAACTACGATAAACCTATTACAATATCTACATGGCAATCAATGCAACGGATGCCGGATGAATTCTTTCATCAATTTGATTTTGTAATTGGTGACGAAGCACATCTTTTTAAAGCAAAAGAACTCACTAGAATTCTTGCCGCTTGTATCAATACAAAATATAGGATAGGATTAACCGGAACGCTGGATGGAACTAAAACACACAAACTGGTATTAGAAGGTTTGTTTGGTTCTGTCAAGAAAGTTATTTCAACAAAAGAACTTATTGATAAAGGTATACTATCCGGATTTGAAGTCAAATGCTTGGTGTTAAAACATTCACCTGAGATTTGTGCAGAAATGAAAGATGCTACATATCAAGAAGAATTGCAATATCTTATACTGAATGAACAACGAAATAAGTTTATTAAAAATCTTGCGGTAAGCATGAAGACAAACACGTTGGTTCTCTATCAAATGGTTGACAAACACGGCAAAATACTGTATAATATGATTAAGGATACAGAGAAGATTGGTGATAGAAAAGTCTTCTTTGTTTCGGGTGGAACAGAAACAAGTGAACGTGAAGAAATTCGTAAAATTGTAGAGAAAGAAAATGATGCTATTATTGTGGCTAGTTTTGGGACTTTTAGTACTGGAATTAATATTCGCAACTTGCATAATATTATATTCGCATCTCCATCAAAGTCACGAGTTAGAAATCTTCAGTCTATTGGACGAGGTCTTCGGAAATCGACTGGTAAAGAAATAGCAACTCTTTATGATATTGCTGATGACCTTAGACATAAAAAACATACTAATCATACCTTAAAACATTTCATGGAACGGGTTGATATATATAATGAAGAGAAGTTCCCTTTTAAAATCTACAACATAGGACTTAAAAATGGATAATAGCAACGTAAGAATAGTCAGACTCAAAAGCGGTGAAGACATTCTTTGTAATCTTCTTATTAATGAAGACAAGGTTCTCGTCAATTTGATGGAACCCATGTTACTTGAATATGAAACTTATGGTGATAGTCAACATCTTTGTATTTCAAATTGGCTTCCGGTAGCATTAGTAAAAGAAAACAAATCGGTAATACCTGTTACTGAAGTTCTTTGTGTGATGCATCCGAATGAGGAATTGATTGAATACTATAACGATACTCTTGATAAGATGAATTCTGCTTTGGTAGTTAAACCAATGGAAGATTTAAATGAAGAAGAGATGGCTCAAATGATGGAAGTTATGGAGGAAATAAAGACTACTAAAGGATTGGTAATGCATTAATTAATCAATCTCTAACAGTCTACATAGCCAGTGTATCATTTGTCAAGCACTTTGTCAATACTTTTTACGGTAAACTTGAATGAAAAAACCAAAAGAATATGTTAATAATGCAGATTTTACTCAAGCATTAATTGATTATAAAATAGCATCGGAAGAGGCAAAACGTCTCGGCAAACCTAAACCAAAAATCCCGAATTACATCGGCGAATGTTGGATGAAGATTGCCGAGAATTTCTCACACAAACCTAATTTTATTAATTACCCACATCGGGAAGAAATGGTATCAGACGGTATAGAAAACTGTCTAATGTATTTCGAAAACTTTGATCCAGAAAAATCTAAAAACCCATTTGCTTATTTCTCTCAAGTAGTATTCTTTGCGTTCTTACGCAGAATTGAAAAAGAGAAAAAACAGCTATACGTCAGATATAAAGCTACGGAAATGCTTGGTGTTCTTGATGAACACGAGTTAAATGACTTTGAAGATGGCACTTCAAGACAATTTCAATTGTACGACAATATCGGCGAATTCATTTCTAATTACGAAAAATCTAAAAAGACTAAACTTGCCAAAACTAAAAAGAAAGCAAAAGGTCTTGAAAAATATATTAAGGAGACGGTATGATTGATTACAACGGTTTA